CCGGGCCGGTTCCGTCGTATCGGTCAGGAGTCAAACGTCATTAATATTATAGTTCCTGAAGGTGAAGGAACTGTTGACGAGCATCTTGATGGAACTGTCGAAACCAAGCGTAGACAGTTTCATTCAGTTATGAACAAGGGACAGGTTCCCACTTGGAATGAAGGAGATATCGCAAAGGAAGTTGCTCGTAAGATTGTGCAGAAGTTCAATGAGAAGAAGGCTCGTGAAGCCAAGAAGAAGGTAGGCTAATAATGACTAGTCATGAACTGGCAAAGATTCTACTCGCTGGCCCCGACCTAATGGTAACGGTTAGGGGTTATGAGGGTGGAGTCGATGAGATTAACACCGTGCATGAGCCTGAGATTCTCAAGCTCAATGTTAATCATGAGGGCTGGATGGGGGACCATGAATATGAAAGGTTCCCCGAAGAAATCAAGCTGGATAACTCCATGCGTATGGCTATCCACCTTTCACGGTAACTAATCATGGAACTATGGCAAATCCGTGAGAAGCACTACCTAGACACTGACACGCTATGTATCAGGTTCAAGTTCTACGATACAATGCGTCGTTGGATGAAGTTTGACGGAAAACTGTTCTGGCCTGCGTTCAACGAGATGGGCCACACTTCTATCGAACTAGAGCGTTGCAAATGCTTCGAAAACTGGAGGGATGGAAAATGCTAGTAACTCTGACGTTCAAGAAGTTCAGGTCACATCCTCAGGTTGTCACTATTGAAGTGCCTGAGACACTGAGCATCGCGGACCTCAAGAAACTGTGGGAGTTTGAATACTTCATCAACAGTTTGCCCGTCAATGTCAGACTTCATGTGGGAGTCGAATAATGGAAAAACTAGTTGTAACTCGTGTCAACAATATTGGCTTGAAGTTCAAGCTCACTGAGGAGAGCCACAAGGAAACATTAGTTACGCTTGGCAACAAGGCGTATCTAATGAAGATTCCTATGCCAGTGTTCCTCGCAGCCTGGTATAACTGGCAAATGAAGGGAATGTTCATTCAGGATGCTTTTCATATGCTGAATGACGATGAACGAGAGTTCCTGATGACAGGAATTACTAGTGAACAGTGGAATGAAATCTTCAAGGATAGGGAGGAGGAGTAATGGCTGACCCTACTATTGTCCAGCGTGGTGTGCCTGTTGAGTTCACACACAATGGAAAAGTTGGATTCGGTATCTGCGCCAAGACTGGCAAACTTGGTGAGGAAATCGAAATCGAAACTACACACGGTATCGTTAAGACTTGGCATATCCTCGCATATGCTTGGGCTGGATGGATGCCGGAAGAAATCATCAAGATTTGGGAGAAGCACAATCCCACATCTGTTGATGACATGGCAGAATTCGAATAATGGACCTGTTACTCATCGCTATACTCGTTTCTCTATTAGTATTCCTAATGGAGATAACTAAGGGAGAAAAGAAATGACTAAAGAAGAACTGTTCCAAGGTGCAAGGGCTTACTATCTGGATATCCAGCGTGACATTCGGATGCTGGAGAAGATGTATCCCCAACTCAAGAAGAATCAGTTTAAGATGAGTGCTAAGGGTCGTAGGAATATCTCGAAGGGAATCAGAGCCTACTGGAAGAACAAGAAGGCTCAGGAGAAGGCTAATGGCAAAAAGTCGTAATCGTAGCCGTGATGCTAAGAAGCGCGCTGCTAAGAAGCGCAAGAATCGTGAGTATCAGGAGCGTAAGCGTGAGGAACTTGTAACTGTAGAGTGTCCTAAATGCCACGCACCTGCGCCCAAACTTTCTATTGAAAATAATGGGCAATGTTTGAACTGCTTTTTGGATAAGGGGAGATAAGGTGGAACAAGATAATCGGACTATCGGGGAGACAGATATCCACGAGATTGTGGATGTTCCCATGAGCGGTAAGAAGAATGTCATTATGGACAGTCAGATTCTTACTGCCGTGATGAGCTGTCCCTGTCTCACCAACTTTCGGTTCAACCATAACTTTATCTCACTGTCAGGGAAGTCTAACTCCCTGGAATGTGGGTCCATAGTCCATAAGTTTATGGAGACTTACTATGGTTCCATGATTAATGGAATGAGTAGAGATAAAGCCTTTGGATTCGGCATTACTTCTGCCGAACTATACATCCAGTCCTGTAAGGATTGCACAGGGTTTGTTCCTACCCCTGAGCTTCGCAAACCTGTATGTGGACACAGACCTGACGAGTATCCCGGTGTTCAGAATACTCCGAAGGATTCTGTGGAATACAAGACGGGCTGGCAGTTTGTTCTGGATACTTGTGATGAGTATCACAGATTCTATGCCAATGACCATTGGGTTCCACTTGAAGTAGAGACTGTGAAGGGTGAAGTTCTCTACGAAGATGATGAAGTTCGCATCTTGTGGAAAGCCAAACTGGACCTCACTTGTGATACTAATCAGGGTATCTACCCTGTAGACCACAAGACAATGAAGCAGCGTAGGGATACAATCTCCCTGAACAATCAGTTCATGGGACAGTGTATTCTTATGCGAACACGTAACGTGTTCATCAACAAAGTCGGCTTTCAGAAATCATTGAAAGCGGCAGAAAAGTTTGTGCGTGCGCCCATCTCGTATAGTGCCGCGCGCCTTCTTGAGTGGCAATCTGAGACTTTGCCATTCTACGCTAAGATGCTTCTCATGTATGCTGAGTCTGGTCAGTGGCCGCAGAACTTCAATCATTGCGAAGGAAAGTATGGTAACTGTAACTTCGTTGGAGTCTGTGAATCTGACCCCGGTATGCGTGAAGAAGAACTGAAACTTCACTTTATTGTCGGGCCTCAGTGGAATCCGACTAATGAGGATGACTGATGCAAGTCAAACTAGTTCGTCATACTATGCCCGGTAGACCGGATTGGGTTATCCTGAACGAGACTGTTCCACTTGGAACGATATATGAAGTAGTGGGATATGACCGGGATACTGTGCTAGTCAATGAGGAACTAAAAGAAGCCGTCCCTATGGATGCTTACCTCGTGATAGGTAACAACGATATGGGATGGCTTCCTACAGTCTGCTTTGAGACTGTGAAAGAGGAATCATGAGTGGCAAGAAGGTCGCCAATCACTTGCACCGATATAGGAAAATTAACTTGGGTGCTAATGGTAAACAGTTCTATGTATACCGTTGCACCAAGCCTGCCTGCTCACACTACGTTAGAATTGAGCTTGCTGAGGGTAAACTCTGTGAGTGTAACAAGTGTGGCGAGCCAATGATTATCACCAAGACTATACTCACTCATTCGAGTGGGAAACCTATGGCCCTACCTCATTGTCTGGGGTGTATCAAAAGAAAGAAGGCTGACGATGTGGACAGGATTAAGGAATATCTGGACGGAATTAAGACTCCGACTTAGTTCCATGAAGAAACCTTGGTTCTATGATAGGGTCAAGATGGAAAACATCAAGACGAACTATCTGATTAGAGAGGACACTAATGCCTAATCTCGGTGAGGTCAAAATGGACGCCTTGTTTACCATGCTCAAAGGTGAGCCGGGAACAAGGAAGTCTACTGCTGCGTTGTCATATCCGACACCGCAATATTGGTTCTCAATGGACCAAAAGATGGAAGCCTTAACTCTACCTGCAAAGCGTTGGGGAGTTAAGATGAATGAGGTTGACTTCGATGACTATGTAGATTGGGACAAGCCACGCGCTAAGATGGAACAACTACAGGTCAACTGTAAATACAAGACTATCATCGTGGATAGCGTCACTTCAAGTGGTGACGGTATGACACGACAAGTTAGGAAGGCAAAGCAGCAGGATAACTCAGGTAAGAAGATAGGTAATATTCCTGTCTCGGGCTTTGAGGAATTCAACGCTGAAGCCTCAGCCTTCCAAGAGATGATAGCTCTCCTCAAGGACATTCATAAGTTCCACAATGTCCATATTATTCTTATCGCGCATATCCTCGGTGCGCGTAAGGATAATGATGCTAACAAACTCACTCACCACTCGCGCATCATTGTCACTGGTGCGGAGAAAATCTCTGCGAAGATTGCAGCTTACATGACAGAAGTATATCACTTCAATGTCAAGCCTGCTTTTGAAGCAGACAAGGAGGGTCAATATGCGCTAATGACAGTCCATACAGGCAACGATTATGCCCGAACTTCGTTGCCACTACAACAGGAAATCGTGTTCAATAATGAGCCGTTGTATGACCGTTTCATACTTCCGGCAATCAACAAACTGAAGGCTGAAAAGCCAATAGAGAGGATTGTTACACAACCACAAACAACACCTCCAACACCGTTCACACCACAAACAATCAACAAGTAGGAGTGCAGACCAATGCCAGTTATCAGCTTTAGCGAACGTGACCTGATGCGTGGGAAGATTGTCACCCCGGCGTGGTATAGGGTGAGAATCGAAGGTGTGGGTGAAGCTCCGGCTAAACAGTCGGAGAAGGGGCCATCCACAAACTATCCCGTTGAAGCTACCATTCAGTTCAACGGTGACACTGGGGACACTGAGTTCAAGGGTGTTCCGCTGGATTGGAATTTCAATAGCAAGGCCATTGGTTTTGCTGTTGGATTCCTTCAGTCCTTCGGTGTGGACGTTAAGTCGGGGACGCGCTTCGACTTGAAGTCTGCTGAAGGTAGGGAAGTCGATGTGTTTGTGGAGAACGATACGTATCAGGGTCGCCTTGTCAACAGGGTGAACCACAAGTATCGGACTCCTCGCGCCGAAGTTACGGCGGTTAGCTAACTATTAACTACCTGTCAACTGTGCAGCTAAACCTATAACCTGCATGGTAGCTGAAGAATATGGTTACGGCCCTGTGTTACCGGCTGCACAACAGCAAAGGGACATATCATGAGTAACCAGAGAGTGTCTGAAATGAATGTGTGGATAAAGTGGCCCACACTGACAGGTGCATTAACTAGCAAGGAGTAATGAAATGGAACCGAAGGAAGAAGTTGTCGAGAATATGGACGATGTTTCCAAGGACGAGGAAACAAAAGACCTCGAAGATTCAGACGTTGATGAGGACGTTGAAGATGAAGATGAAGATGACGACCTCATTGATGATACTGGTGACGAGGACGATGAGGATTGAGACCCATTAGTATAGCCGGAATAAGTATCTGTGCTGGTGGGGAGTAATATCTACTGGGACCACTGGCGATTAGCCCAAAAGAGGCCAGAGGCTATGCTGATGGTAGGGCACCTGCTTAACGTGCCTTTAGTCTGATAACTATTGGACGTAAAATAACTAGCAGGTGCCCGCTTTTCATGAATAAGAGGACAAAATGTCTGATGAACAGCGAGTCATTGGAAAGATTATCAAAGTATCTGCGGGGGGATGGGGGTTCATTTCCTCCAAAGACATTAAGTTTACCCGTATCTTCTTCCACTGGACTTCACTCAAGCAAGATACCCTGAAGTTTCAGGAACTCAAGACTGGAATGAAGGTAGAGTTTACGCCAGTAGAGGTTGAAGGAAAGGGCTGGCGTGCTATTAAGATTAATGTCATTCCTCCACCAACAGGCTTGATAGAGTAATGACATTCAAAGAGCGTTATGACACCGAGACTACATGGCACGGTAAAGTAACCGTGATGGAGATATACCATCTAGCCATGTGCCAAAGAGTTAGAGGCTGGACTATCACTAATACAGCCGAACACTTTGAGTGTAGTATCGGACTAGTGAGTGAGAATCTACGCCTCGCACAATCAATTCACTCGGACCCTAAGATTTTGAAATGCGAATCGCGTCAGGAAGCCTTAAAGAAATGGAGAAAATGATGAAACTTCCAGTTGAGGTTCAGCAGGTTATTCAGGAATACGCTAATATGTATCCACTCCCTGTGAATAATGAGGAGGGTGCTTCTA